GCATTTATTAAAACTAAAAGCTGTTAGCAATAATTTTGCAATGGCTTATGCAGATCCACAAAGCTGTATCTATGGCAATGAAGCCATTAAAAATAGTTCTATTGATGTGGAAGGGGAATGTGATAATTTTATTCATGTGATCAAAACCTATAGTGTACCTGATGTGCCAATAAATGTTCCACTAGAAAATTTCAAACTTCAATATACTGTTAGTGTATTAAAGTCTGATTTATTGCCATTAATTCAAACTTCAATTACTAGAAATGGATAATAATATTTTTAATTATACCACAAAGGGTAATCAAAGATGGTGTGATGTAAGTCAAGCTTGTTATGGTTCACCCTTTCAGATAGCCACCATCATTAATATGAATCCTGATATGCCAATAAACGCAGTTATACAAGATGGTACTATTTTAAAAATTCCCATCCTGGCCACCATTGATGTACCTACTATAAACGAACTTCTGCCACCCTGGAAACAACACTAAATGCCTAAACAAGCAATTTATAAAGTAACCTACAATACCAAAGATATTACAGCAGATATTAGTCAGTGCTTAATATCCTTAGATTACCAGGATGAAGTGGAAGGTCAATCAGATGAATTTTCAATTACCCTGGAAGATGCACAAGGTTTATGGAAATATGAATGGTACCCCGAAAAAGGATCTTTATTAGAAGCTTGGATAACACAAGATAGTATTACCCTTTATTGTGGCATATTTGAAATAGATGAAGTAGTGGCTGTAGGTGGAAAAGACAGTGGAGATACTATTGTGATCAAAGCTTTAGCAGCCGGAATAAAAGAAGGAATCAGAACCATTAAAAGTTTTGCCCATGAAAATAAAACCTTACGTGAAATTGCTTCTACTGTAGCTGCAAAATACGGTTATCAAATAATAGGCAATGTACCTAGTATTATTCTTGGCCGACAAACACAACACCGAGAAACAGATCTTCACTACCTGCAGCGTTTAAGTAATGAATTTGGATTGCAATTTTCCATCCGTAACAAAAAAATGATCTTCACTGATATTTTTGGTTTAGAAGGTTCTGCAGCCGTGATCAGCTTTAAGAAAAATCAATTGACAAATTATAATCTAAAAGATAAGACAGCAGAAACTTTCATAGAAGCTACAAGCACCCACTTTTCCCCTAAGACGAAAAAGACAGTAATGATGAAAACTACTTATGGGGTAGTGATGAAAAGTGTATCTGTTCCCAAACATGATTTTTTAGAAATAAAAATAAGAACCGAGAATCCACAACAAGCAGAAATGATTGCCAAAGCAGCACTTTACCGAGCCAATAGCTTACAACAAGAAGGAACCTTAACTATACCAGGTTCCCCACTGGTGGTTTGTGGAATCAATATCGAATTAACGGAACTAGGAATGTTTTCAGGAATATGGCATTGTACCAAAAGCCACCATCAAGTATCAAAAACAGATGGATATGTAACAACCCCTGAAATAAAAAGAGTAAACACTATTGCTAAAGAAAAAATGAAACAGCCTGATGTGGTTTAAGCATGGTATAATAAGTGATTCAAAACCGGGCTTTGCAAGAGTAATCTTCCCGGCTGATGATAATATGGTCAGTGATTGGCTACCAATTTGCTATCCCTTTACTATGGGTGATCAAGCTTGTTGGATCATCAAGGTTAATAGTTTAGTTAGCTGTTTGATGGATCAGCGTTGTGAAGAAGGTGTTATACTAGGTGCCATATATAACCAGGAAGATCCTGTTCCTACAGAAGCAAGTTCCACTAATGCTATTTTCAAGTTTGAAGATGGATCTATTATAAGCTATGATAAAAGTTCACACGAATTACTTGCTGATATAAAAGGAAAAATTACTGCTAAAGCTACTGGAAATATAAAAGTAGAAAGTAGTATGGGTGATGTTAAGGCCAAAGGTTTAACGGTCCATATTGAAGCTGTAAATATTACTTTATCCGGTGCCGTGATGGTGGAAGGAGTTATTACAGCCGGTGGCCTAGCTTTAGTAGCCATGCCATCCATAACTGGTTCCCCGGATGGTAAAGTTACTGGTGATATAAATGTTACCGGATCGGTGAAAGCTGATACTGATGTGAAGGTGGGAACCATATCATTAAAAACACACCAACATACTTATGCAAGTGGTGGTGGTACAACTTCCACCCCTATTTAATCCTTTGCAAAAACTTTGCAAAAACTTTGCAAAAAGTCTTTAATTATTATTTCGGTAATTTGAATTCCTGATTGATATGTATAACGCAATGTTTAAAAAGCCTAAAGTAAAATTTTAGGCTTTTTTTGTTCACATTATTTAAAAACTTTGCAAAAACTTTGCAAAAAGTCAAGTTATTATCATGGTTAGTATTGCAAGGTGAATGTCCTTCAATATATAACAAGTCCTGTATGGTGCATAAGTGCAAAACACTACGGCACGGTACTACAAGGAATCACTGCAATTAGACAACGTATAGATCTTACCCTTACTACTTCCAAAGGCACTGATCCTATGCGGCCTGAATTTGGTACTAATATTTATTTGTATCAGGATGGTCCGATCAATGTAAGTGCAGTAGAAGGAAAAAAAGAAATATTAAAAGCCCTATCAATTTGGGTTCCTGATATTACCAATATAAAAGTTACTTATGCCATCATTAATGCACAAGTAATTTTTAGTATTGGATATGCTTTAGTAGATAGTGATCTAATAGATAATTTACAATATGAATTAGATAATGGTACGTTCACTGCTAAATCTAGTCAGTTAGTATTACAAGCATTTATCCCAACCAACCTTACAGCCCAACCTTACCAGGTATCACTTAGTTTAAATAATATTGATGCCAACCCTACCCCACCTGCACTTGGTTTTGATACCATTGAACTTTTATACAATTGGATCTTATACAATTGGAAGTTCTACGGCACCTGGTTATTGCAACCGGATCAATTGATTGCACAAATTTCTGATCCAAAATATTTGAGTGGAAAATTATTAATAACAGTATTACAACTATACAAAATTTGGTCTAGCATACCTGTACTAAACCCAGGGCAAAAATGGGTGGTCCGGTTTTTACCCGATCCAACTGCCACAAATTATTTGGCAGATAATCCCTTTTACACATTAAGTGATTTGGTTACAGGTATGCAAGCCCAATTTGGAAGTTATGGAACTTGGAATTTAGAAAATATCAATGGTGATTTTAATAGTGATTTTAATGGAGATTTCAACGTAGCAAATACCAAACTGGTTCTATCTACTAGAGATTACCCATTAGCCGTAATTACTATTACAATAGCCTAATATAAATAAGCATGACAATACCAATATTTTTCAATGAAGATGGTGCTACAATCATAGCAGAAGTTAAAGCTATTGCCGAAGCTGAAATGCAAAGAGTAATACAACCTGCCGATCCTGAAATGCTCTTAATTAATGCCTTTTCCTATAGGGAACTATTAAGAAATAAAGCAGCCAATCTAACTGTTTTACAAAATTTAGTGTATTGGGCCAATAGTGTGATGCTTGATGAACTTTGTGGACAATTGGGAGTTTTTAGAATCCCGGCCATTGGTGCCAAATGTACTTTTCAAATTACTTTAGCTGCAGGTAATACCGGGGTGGTCCTTCCATTAGGAATAAGAATACAATCAACAGATCTGCAAGTAATTTTTATTACCGATGAACAAGTGATCGTAGCAGCCGGGGAACTTACAAAAACAGTCATTGGAACTGCACAAACTACAGGTAGTATTGGGAATAATTATGCACCTGGAAACATTAGTGTGGTGATGGATCCCCAACCTTTCGTGATGGCCATTGCAAACACTGATTTAACTTCCGGTGGTGCTGATGATGAAACAGATGATCAATTAAGAGCTAGGTACCCACTGGCATTAAGTAGTTTTTCGGTGGCCGGTCCAAAACAAGCTTATATATATTGGGCTAAAACAGCACACCAAAGTATCATTGATGTAGCTGTTACCAATCCAACGCCTGGTCATGTGAATATTTATCCTTTGTGTATTGGTGGAACTTTGCCCACTACCGAAATTTTAGCAGCCGTGGAAGCAATCTGCAGTGCTGATAAAGTAAGGCCACTTTGTGATATTGTTACCGTGGCAGCACCAACAAGCCATGATTATACTATTTCAGTAGATCTAACACTTTATGCGAATGCTGATCAGTCAGCTACAACCGTATTGGTGAATACAGCCCTTTCTAATCTTGTGAAAGCAGGAAAAAATAAGTTAGGAAAGGATATAGTATTAAGTCAAATATCAGCCGCTTGTTTGGTACCTGGTGTTTATAATGTATCAGTTGTAACACCTGCAAGTGATTATGTAGCAAATGACAATGTTTATACTAACTGCACTGGCATAACAATTAATATAACAGGAACAGCAAATGGCTAATCGTGAAATCATATTAGCGGATAGTATTTCACACATTCCGCACATGGCAGCATGGGATCTAACCTTTGCTGATTTACAAAACGCTTGGGATATATCTAAGCTTTTGATCTATTGGATTGATGTAGTAGATCCGAGTGCTTTGGAAGCTTTAGCCTGGCAATACGATGTGTTAGGAAATAAAGGTTATAACATAGCT